ATACTGTTAATATTATTTTCGAAAGGCAATTTTTTTGTTTTCAATTCAGAAATAATTTTATCTTTACTGTTCTCCCTTAATGAAATAGGGAAAACAAAAATAGTATCTGGAACATTTTCGATTAATTCCTTATAGAAAGCTTCTTCAAGCTCTCTAAGTTTCTCATTATTATTAAATACAGTATTTTTTTCAATTAATTCCGAAGCTTTAGACCACCCGTTATCTCGAAAACTTTCATGCCAAGCTCTATTAAACGCTGTCGAATTTTCAAAAAAGGTTTTTAATGTCTTTTTGAGAAAATCTTCTACTTGAAAATTTCTAAGTAATTTTGGACTGTATAATCTGTTCATAAGTATCATCCTTAAAATTATTGTTAATTTTGAATATTTATAAATAAAATTAATAGTTATCAAATTGATTCCAAAAGCTGATATGTTTCTGACTAGTTATACTTTTAAGTTTATCCTCTTCATCAATTTCTAAATAAATTAGTGAACTTATGATGTAAATTTTATAGCAAATAAAAAGCTGTGATTTAAAAAATCCACTAATTAGAAAAAGTGTACTACTTTTGATTTGAGTAAATATGCCTAATCTAACTTTAAAAAAAAGTAAGAACACAAGAATATGTAATATAAAATATTAGTACTTTTAAAAGGACATGTCGAAAAGACGTGTCCTTTTTTAACTCCATTCGTATTTAGTACATATAATATAGTTACTTATGTTCATTCTTAATCATTTCCCAAATAGTGCGAAGCTTACGAAGCTCTTCTTCATCCGATTTCGGAAGTTCCTTATACCACATCTCCAATTCAGGATCGTTGATGAACGCTTGGAACTCAGCTTCGTCTTTGTCGGAATGTAGTGGAGTGGAATCATCAGTTCTTCCCATGAGCCACTCAACAGACACGCCAAATAAATCTGCCATTTTATTAATAATTTCAGTATCAGGATCTCTATAATTTCTTTCGTAACCGGAAAGCGTACCATTTGATATCCCTAATTTATCAGCAGCTTTTATTTGAGTATACCCAGCTTCTTCTCGGGCTTGTTTTAGTCGTTTACCATTAATGGCCATGGTTTTCACCTCTACTCTAATATACCAATTTTAAGCGCTTCGTTTAATCTATTGTGCGATAAGCTTAATTTTTTATAAAAAATATTTGACTTAAGCGATTCGCTTAATATATACTAAAAACAACTTAAGCGTAACGCTTAATATAAAGGAGTGAGTTTATGAAGCCTGTTTACTTAAAAATAGAAGAGATCCGTAAACAAAAGGGCGTAACAAAAACACACATTGCAAAAAGTTGTGGTAAAACAGTTGCTTGGTATTACGGGATTTCAACTGGGAAACGTGTTCCCAATGTAGAATCTTTACAAATGATCGCAGATGCTTTAGAGGTAGATGTGAGGGATTTTTTTGAACACACATTAAGCGTTACGCTTAATGTTGATAAAAAAATGGCCTAGGAGGGACTAAATGAATCAATTGCAACAATTTAAACATCAGGTATTTGGAGAATTACCAGTAATTCAAATTGGAGATAAACCATATTTTGGTGCAACTGTTGCAGCGAAGATGCTAGGGTATTCTAACGCTTCGGATGCAATCACTAGACACACCAAAAAAGATGGGGTCGTGTTTCACGAGGTCATAGATTCGTTAAATAGAAAACAAAATGCAAAGTTCATTTCAGAAGGTAATCTTTATCGTTTGATTACCAATTCAAAATTACCGAGTTCAGAGATTTTTGAATCTTGGGTGTTTGATGAAGTCTTACCATCTATTCGAAAACACGGTGCATATATGACGCCAGAAACAATTCAAAAGGTTCTTACGGATCCAGACACAATAATTCAACTTGCTACAAATCTTAAAGAAGAAATGGCAAAAAGAATGGCGGCAGAAGCATTAATTGAAAGACAAAAGCCTCAAGTATTATTTGCTGAAGCAGTTCAAACAAGTCATACATCAATTTTAATTGGTCAATTAGCAAAATTAATAACTCAAAATGGCGTACCGATTGGTCAAAATCGATTATTCGCTTGGTTACGTGATGAGGGCTACCTAGGTAAAAAGGGTGCGCATTATAACGAACCTACTCAATATGCAGTTGAACGAGGTTGGTTTGAGGTAACTGAGCGCACATTAAATAATCCTGATGGTTCAGTACGTATCACTCGTACTACAAAGGTTACAGGTAAGGGACAAGTCCACTTTATAAATAAGTTCCTATCTCATAAAAATGTTATATAAAAGGCGCCGGGCAAAGCGCCTTTGAATGGAGGGTATTTAGATGTCTCAAACAGAGAGCTCATTAATTCAAACTCTTTTCGAAATGTCGGGCATAACACCGGAAAAGGTTCATCAACAACTAAGTGAAATCGTGAACAACGCTGCTCAACCGTTAATCCTCTTTTGGGATATTAATGACATCATTAAAGCTACTACTTATAGTAGAAAATTTTTAGAGGACCACATCCTTAACGATCCACGTGTCCAAAGGTATGAACGTCAACGTGAAAAGGGTGGTAAACGTGTTTGGCTAAAGGAGCCAACAGCAAAAGTGTTACAAGAAATCATTATGAATGAATGGATATAAATTAAGCACGGGCAGGTGCAACATCGAGGGCAATCGACATAGTTAATACCATTCACTTCTTCAAGAGGAAGGTATTTCCTCTATATCTCTATATTAATCTCATAAAAGTTAACTTGCTATGCAACTTGTGCATATATGCAGATTCTGCATAAAAAGGGGGGATAGAATTGGAAGTTGATTTTGGAAAATTAGTTCGGACTTGTAGAAAAAGGGCGAAGCTTTCTCAAGAAGCTTTCGCAGATTTAATGCATACAACACAATCAACTATAAGTCGTATTGAAAAGAATCTAATTGCTGTAGAAGCACGATTCTTATTGAGGGCAGCGAAAGTTACTAATTCAGAGGATGTCGTCATTTCTTCTGTATTCAGTATGGATGCCATTATGCATGCTGCTCAAATAGTACCAATGTATATCGGAGGATTTAGTTTATGGATTTAACACAAATCAAAGATGAAATTACCAACTTGCAAGCTCGGTTGGATATCAAATTAACGGAAGTAAATATTCATAACAAGCGTAGCGATTATAAAAAAGCAGCTGAATGTGGCAACGAAATTATTCATCTTGCAAATCAACTACATCTGAGAACAGCTCATCTGCAAGACATGATTAATTTCCACGGAGTAATTGATAACTTAAAATCTCGAGGGATAAAGGTGGAGGCGGTAAAACGTTATGTGGAAAAAGTGTAAGTGGGACAGGCTATCGCTTAATCAAAGGCTGTTCTTATCAGCGAAAGTGGTGAAGGCATGAGACGAGTAAATGAGTATTTTTTCGGAAGCGAAGCTCACAGGACAGATTACGCATGGTTTTATGGATCGATTACTTTCATTATCTGGGTGGCTGTGTATACATTTCTCAAAGTCTATTAAAAAAACCGCTAATCACGGCAATGATTAACGGCTTTCTACAATATTAGGAAATCAATTATTTGTAAATTTATTATATCACAATTCGGAGGAGAGTACATGACTAATCAAATGGTTAATTTAGACACTTTCGCTGGCGGTGCCGTATCAGAAAAACTCAACATAGAACTTCAAAAAGTACTTACTAATATAGCTGATCCAAACACGGACCATAAGAAAGCTAGAAAGGTCCAAATGACAATGACGTTAAAAGCAAATGAACAAAGGGGTTTAGCAACCGTGGTAGTTGATGTGAAGTCAACACTAGCACCATCTAAGGGTGTGGAAACACAAATGATGATTGACTTTAATTCTAATGGTGAAGTCATTGGAGCTGAATTAAAAAGCGGTATTCCTGGTCAAACCTACTTTGATAACGAAGGTGTTAAAACAGACACTGGTAAACCGGTCGAGGAAGTAGAAAAAGAAAAGTCGTCAAAAGTAGTTAATTTCCGTTAATACACATCAAAAAAATTCAAATTAAAGGGAGAAATGAAAATGTTAAAAGCTGCAATCGAATATTTATTAGACCTTAAACGTCCAGAGGTTGTTGAAGTAGAGGGACAAAACTTCGCCACTATTGATTTACAACGAATTAAAGAACAAGCAAATGTCGCTACATTATCTGTTAATACTCTTACTGGTTTAGTAGATTACATCAAATCAAAGTTTGATAGAAATTCAGATTTAATGATTCAGGTTAAGTCTCCAACTGAAGTTCTTTTGTTTGATTCGCTGGATAGCACAAACGATCGTCGTACTTTTATTAAAGCAGAAGCTTTATTGCCTCAAATAACATTCGAGCGATTTATGGACCGTGAAAAGTTCCAGATTATGATGCAAGCCAACTTTGTTAATAACATTGATAAAGAAACAGTTCTTCAAATAGTAAGCAACATTGTTGAAGATTCAGGTGCAGAAATTAAGGATAACGGCCTTTCTCAACAAGTAACAGTAAAAAAGGGTGTTGCTTCGATTGGATATGAAACAATTCCGGGTCGGGTTACTTTAAAACCTTTCAGAACATTTGCAGAGGTACCACAACCAGAAAGCGAATTTATTCTTCGTCTAAAAGAAGGGGCGCAAGTGGCATTGTTCGAAGCTGATGGTGGCGCTTGGGAGCTTAACGCAATTCATAACATTAAAGATTATTTATCTACTGAATTGGCAGAGCAGATTGCCAAAAATGAGTTGTTTATTATCGGTTAACTAAACATTAGGCGCGAGCATGTCTCGCTCCTATCCAGCAGCTCATAATCAGCTAATTTCTCCTATTTGATTGTTAGCCAAAATTATGAGCTGCTTGATGGGTATCCATCGGGAAGAAGGTGATAAACATGATTGCTGTTCAATTAGATTCAATGGAAATCGAACAACGTTTCCAAACTTCCAAATTGTAGATGAGTTTACTGGGTTAGTCTGCACAATTGTAGCAATAGAAGATGAGGTTAAGTACTGGGATTATATCGGCAAAGATTATGCTGCATATTTGAAACAACAAAAAATCGCAAGCTAGTGGCATAGCTTACGATCGCTTTACTAAACATTTTTCAAAATTATATCACAGGAGGGTAATTAAATGAAACAGGTTCAATTAGTTTCTCTAGAACTAACTAATTTTAAGGGTATTAAACATTTCAAGCTTGAAGCAAAAGGTGAAAACGTAAAGGTTTTTGGTGACAATGCAGCTGGCAAAACGACACTCTTTGACTCATTTATATGGTTGCTATTCGATAAAGATTCGCAAAACAAAAAGGATTTTTCAATTAAAACTTTAACAGCTGCTGGTGAGGAAATGCATAACCTTGAGCATACCGTTGTAGGTGTGTTCCTTATAGACGGTGTAACCACAACATTCAAAAAAATCTATAGAGAAAAGTGGACGAAAAAACGAGGGTCTGCAACTGCCGATTTTACTGGCCATACCACAGACTACGAAGTTGATGGTGTACCCATTAATAAAAAAGAGTACACAACAAAAGTTGCTGGAATCGTTGATGAAGATGTATTCAAACTTCTTACTAGCCCAACATATTTCAATGAGCAATTAGATTGGAAGAAACGTAGATCCTTGCTTTTAGAAATTGCAGGTGATGTATCGAATGAGGATGTTATTAAATCAAAGAAAGAGTTAGCAAAACTAAATGATTTCCTCTCTGGTAAGTCCATCGACGACATGAAGAAAATCATCGCCAGTCGTAAGAAACATATCAATGATGAGCTTGAAAAAATACCGGTTCGCATAGATGAGATTAATAAGATGACCCCTGAATTAACAGTAGATGTCGAAGCGATTAAAGTGCAAGTAGCTAAGTTAGAAATGGGAATTGAAGAACTGAAAACACAAAAAATAAATATACAAAACGGCGCTGCAGTTCTCGAGAAGAAGAAACAACTCCAGGAGTTAGAATTGGAGCTTGTGGATCTCAAACGTTCCTTTGAATCTGATAGTAAACAGGAAGTCTACAAGGCTCAAGCAAGAGTGCAAGAGTGCCAGGGCAACTTGCAAATCATTCAAAGCAAGCTGCAACAAATTCAATCTCAGAAATCATTCCATGAAAATGAATTTAAAAGGATCCAAGGAGATTTTGATCGCCAAGTGAATTGGAAACAAAAACTTACAAATGATTGGCATGAAGCGAATGGTCAGACACTTCAATATGAAGATAATTGCGAATGTCCGTCTTGTAAACAACCTTTACCAATTGACCAGGTAGAAGCAGCAAGAAAAGAAGCGGTTGCTCGATTTAATGAAAATAAATCAAAAAAGTTGGCTGAGATTACACAACAAGGGAAATCCGTAGCGGCTCAAATTGAACAGCTAAAAGTAACTTTAGTTGGTACCCAATCCGAGATGGAATCATTAGACCTTGGCATTGAAACTATTCAAGCTGATTTAACTTTAAAACTAAAGGAACTGGACAAAGCAAAACATAAACTTGAGAAGGCACAGAACAGTGTTCCTGACGTTACTCGATCTCCTAAATACCAAACTTTAATCTCGCAGATGGAAGTCATTAAAGGCGAAGCGGATAACTTACAAAACTATGCACTGGAAGCCATGGCTGACATTAATGTGAATATTCGTGATGTAGAAGCGAAAAGAAATGAATTGAATGCTCAAATTGCTCAATTTGCAAGTATTGATGCGAACCAAAAACGAGTTGCTGAACTAGAAGCACAACAACATCAAATAGCTGAAGAATATGAAAAACTCGAGCATCAATCATTCTTAATTGAGGAGTTTATTCGTACTAAGGTCGATATGTTGAACGAACGTATTAATTCGAAGTTCAATTATGCCCGCTTTAAGTTGTTCGACATCCAAATCAATGGTGGCCTCGCTGAAACATGCGAAACCGTGTTCAACGGAGTGCCTTATGGAAGTGGTTTAAATAATGCAGCCAAGATCAATGTTGGTTTAGATATCATAAATACGCTATCCGAGCACTACGGGTTAACTGCTCCTATCTTCATTGATAATGCAGAAGCGGTAACGAAATTCATTGAAACTAACTCCCAGTTAGTAAGCTTAGTTGTTTCCGAAAAGGACAAGCAGTTACGTGTAGAAATTGATCCAATCGAATTTAAGGAGGCTATTTAAATATGACAAATCAAGTAATGCAACAACAGGACGAAAAAGTAACAGTTTGGAATAAGCAAGTTGGATTTATGGTTAATGGAGAAGAAGTGAAGCTTTCAGGTAACACAGTAATGAAGTACTTAGTTCGTGGTAACGGTCAAGTGTCAGAACAAGAAGTAGTGATGTTTACTAACTTATGTAAGTTCCAAAAGTTGAATCCATTCCTAAATGAAGCTTATTTAGTTAAATTCGGTAGTCAGCCAGCTTCAATTATCGTATCAAAAGAAGCATTCATGAAACGTGCTGAAGCACATCCAAAATACAAAGGTTTTGAAGCTGGAATTGTTGTAGAACGTGATGGTCAGTTAGTTGATGTTGAAGGAGCTATTAAATTAAAGAACGACATTCTAGTAGGTGGATGGTGCAAGGTTTACCGAGAGGATCGTAAGGCTCCCGTTACGGCACGTATCTCTTTAGAAGAGTTTTCAAAAGGCCAAGCAACATGGAAGCAAATGCCTCTAACTATGATTCGCAAGTCAGCTATTGTTAATGCACTTCGTGAAGCATTTCCTGAAACATTAGGAGCAATGTATACAGAAGATGATGCAGATGTTAAACCGGCTACAGAAACGACTATCCAACAAGAAATTCAACAGAATGCAAACAGTGAAACTTTAGATTTCGAAGTAGATATTCAACCTCAACAAAACAAAAGTTTCCAAGAAGCTGAATTAGTAGATATTACAAGCAATCCCGAACAACAAACAATTTTAGAACCTACTCAAGGTCCTGATTTCTAATGATTGAAATTAAAACTCTTGCAACTGGAAGTAAAGGGAACTGCTATCACATTAGTGATGGTAGTACCCAATTGCTCCTGGAATGTGGAATTAGCTTTAAAGAGATTCAGAAGGGCTTGAATTTCGAAACTAGCAAGCTAGCAGGTGTATTGGTTACTCATGAGCATAAGGACCATTGTAAAGGCTTAGATTCGGTTTTGAAACGTGGGTTGGATGTTTATATGTCGAGAGGTACTAAAGAGGCTGTAGAGCTCGAACACCATCGAATAAAGACAGTTGAAAGTAAGAAGCAATTCAGAGTGGGCTCGTGGACCATATTGCCGTTTGACGTGCAGCATGACGTCTCAGAACCTTTAGGATTCTTATTGCAGAGCGATAACAGGGCAAAGTTATTATTTGCTACTGATACCTATTACATCAAATACAAATTTACTGGTTTAACTCATTTGCTAATTGAATGTAACTACGATCAACAAACTTTAGATGACAACGTTCTAAAAGGCCGTGTACATCCAGCAATGAGAAAAAGAGTGATGAAATCTCACTTTAGCCTTGAAAATTTACTAGAATTCTTTAAATCAAACGATTTAACAAAGGTACAGGAGATTTGGTTATTGCACTTATCGGATGGTAACAGTAATGAGGAACGTATTCGAACAGAAGTAGCACGGGCAACTGGGAAGATGATTTATATCCCATAGGGCAACAGGAGGGCAGAGAATGAGTAACAAAAAATACTATTGGCTGAAGTTGAAAGAAGATTTTTTTAGGGACAAACGAATAAAGAAGCTACGTAAAATTGCTGGTGGTGATACCTATACAATCATTTATTTGAAAATGCAGTTACTAAGTCTCAAAGATGAAGGGATTTTGTATTACGAGGGTGTCGAAGACGACTTTTACGAAGAAATAGCACTTGAAATTGATGAAGAAACGGAAAACGTTAAAATCACAATCATGTTTTTAACCGCTAATGGCTTATTGGAAGAAGTTGAAAAAGATAAGTACGTTCTTCTTGAAACGATGAAGTCAATTGGTAGTGAAAGTTCTAGTGCTGCAAGGGTTCGTAAGCACCGAGAAAAATCCAAAACGTTACAATGTAACACCTCAGTAACAGGTGGTAACTCACCAGTAACAATTGGTAACACAGAGATAGAGATAGAGAAAGAACTAGAGTTAGATATAGAGTCAGAGAAAGAGAGAGAGAAAGAAAAAGAGAATCGTCCGTCGTCTTCCTCTCCTTCTCTAATAGATGTTCGGTTTGTAAAAATTAGAACCTTCTTCGATGAAAATATTCGAGTATCTACTTTCTCGGAACATAAAAAAATGTATGACCTATTAGATGATTACAATGATCCACAGTTAATTATTGAGGCTATCAAGCTATTAGGAGAAAATGGAAAGCCAAATTTAAATTATGTAACAGGCATCTTGAAAAATTGGAAAGCAGAGTATGGCATTAATACTCATGAGGATTGGAAGGTGAAAATGAGTGCAAAGTCTCAAAGCGATAACAACCAACAGTCGATTCGAGGAAATCATGGAAAAAATGAAAGCTCGCTCGATGGATTCTACAAACAACTCGAACGAGACAAGCAAGCCTGGGGAGGATAAATGCCCATTATGTGACGGATCAGAGTTTGTATTTTCTCACATTGATGAAAAAGGTTATGAATGGCATAAACCTTGTGAATGTCGTGAAAAAAATTCATGGAAGCGCAGATTTAAAAATGCACTAATCCCTGAAGAATTCACTCATGCAAATTTTGAAAACTATGAACGTAAAAACAACATGCAGCAACTGATGTATGACTTAGCGATGAAATATTTAAAAACGTTTCCTAAAGATCGTAATGAACTTAAAAAAGTAGGCGCTCAAAACTTCGGCTATATCGCAACAATTGGTGAGCAGAGAATACGCCAACTCAATCCGAATGAGCGTACTGAAATTAAATACAAGCACAATAATTTCGGTATTGGTAAAACCCATCTTCAAATAGCTGTAGCAAAGCAGTTAATTAAACAAGGCTTTTCTGTATTGGTAGTATCCGACGTGTCATTCATGGACGAAATGATGAATGCCAAACGAATGAATGACGATGGTGAGACTTATAACGACTTACTAAATGTGGCCTTAAACGTAGATTTGCTTGTCTGGGATGACATTGGCAAAGCAAAACCTACTGAAGCCAAAGAAGGTCTCTACTACAACATCATTAATGAACGCTATAAAAAACGTAAGCCAATCATTTTTAACAGCAATGAGGACAAGTCTACTTTAGCTGATCGGATTGGTTACGCAGCTAATAGTAGGTTGCTAGAAAAAGTTACCGGCGAGTCATATCACATACTTGATACAGAGGGAATTGATTATCGATTGAAAGGGTGACCGATTAATGACCGAACTAGAAAAACAAATCCTATTATTGCAGGGCTCTATTGAGATGTTTCAAATTGAAAAACAGCAAAACCTTCAACTTATGGATGAATTGCGATTGGCTTTGCAAGCTTCTGTCCTAGAAAAAAAGCAGTTGCGAGAGGCTCTTGTCCGAATTAAGTGTAAAACAGCATTTCATACCTTAACTCCTTTAAAACAAATAAACGAGGTAAATAAAATTGCACACAAAGCACTGGGGGTGGGCTCATGAACGAAAAATTCATCATCAACCAGCTAACGCTCAGCGCATTTAGCTATCACAAATTTGGAGACGAAAAGTTCAAACAATCATTTACAAATTGGATGGACAAGCTGCAACAACTTAAGAATTTCAGCACCCAAGAAGAAGCTTGCAATTACTACATTGCATGGGGTGAAGAGGATGAAAAACTTTCAGCATAATTTCAAACGCATGTTTTACTATGAACAATTAAAGCAAATGGGGATTACAGAAGTAAATGGAGTGCCAGTGCAAAAATTTCAGATCACGATTTAAAGCATGCACTTACTATTGCTCGAATCAAGGAGGGAGCTTAGATGGATAACTTGTTTTCTAGTATTTTGAAAGCATACTCAGATGGTTATAAGAAAGCAACGGAGCAATTGATCTCAGAAGGTCGGCTTGTTAAGGAAGAGGATACATTACTTTTACCTGGAACAATTGAGCTCGTTAAAGAAATTGAAGCAGCTCAAATTAATCTGGCCATCGACAAGGCACTAGACCAACGAGACTTCGACACTTGTAGAAAGTTGGTGGCGCTATGCAAATGACGAAAAACGGGATTCCATTAGACATCCCGGGTCAAAGTAAAAAACTTTCCAAAGTGCAGGTTCAAAAACCACAAAGTGAGTTCAATAAGTTTTACAAGTTCGCCACAATGGTCGGCTTTGAAGAGGGTTGCCATGTTACAGCTGTGGTGCCGATGGGGCATCCGGATTTTAAAACGTTTTTGAATCAGGGCTATGTAGTGATTGATATTTGGATTAATCGAGATCAGAAGGAGGAATCGGCGTGAGCACATTTGGAAATATATTAGTCGGCATCATTGTCATCTTAGGAGCAATACTTATGTTCAAAATGGAATGGGAAGGAATGAGAAAAAAGTGACAAATGAAGAATTACAAACATTAAAGGCTGCAAAAGTAGTAATCGAAAAATTAGCGCGATCTTTAGGAGTGGATATCTCAGAATTAGATGAAAATTACGGTGATGCTCACAAAAACTTAGAAAATCTAATTGTTAGATGGGAGGTTACGTCATGATTAACCGTGTTGTATTGGTTGGTCGTCTTACGAAAGATCCGGAATTGAAGTATACGCCGTCTGGGGTCCAAATGGCCAGATTCACAGTAGCGGTCAACAGAACATTTAAGCAAGAGGGGCAACCAGAAGCCGATTTTATCGGTTGCCTGGCCTGGAGAAAACAAGCCGAGAACCTAGCAAACTTCATGAAGAAAGGTAGTTTGATTGGAGTTGAAGGTCGCATTCAAACAGGTAGCTTTGAGGGGCAAGATGGTAAACGTGTATATACAAGCGATGTTATTGCGGATTCAATCCAGTTTTTAGAACCACGTTCAAGCAATTCAGAATCGTCAAATTCGGCTCCAAACTATCAATCTAGTCCTAATTATCAACCGCAACCACAAACACAAAATACAGGGCAATATGGCGGTTATACTCAACAAAATAACGCTCAAAATGCTCAGTATGGTCAACAAAATTACACAAGAGTGGAAGAAGATCCATTTGCAAAGGGTAATGTACCTCCTGTTAGTGAGGATGATCTCCCTTTTGATAACCGGCAAGTGAGATAGCTTGCCGTAAAAATATAAATTGAAGGAGCAATACAAAATGGACTATGCAAAATTATTAGAGATGCAAGATGAGTTAGACCAACACATTTTGTCTAAACATAAATTGAAATTTATCGAATTACCAAAAATGGTCTTAGCGGCAATTACAGAACTGAGTGAAGCATGTAATGATTCACAGTGCTTCAAGTACTGGAAAGTAAACTCTCAACCTAAAGCGAGCTTGCTAGAAGAAGTAGCGGATTTTACACATTTCCTTGCTTCTCTATCTAATCGTTTTAAAGTCGAAACTAAGGATATACAAGGCCAAGGTGCAATTAAAAATAAAGACATTAACCATCATTTCATAGAAATGCATTACGTCGTATCTGTTATTGGTGTATATCCTGGGGCCAAGGAAAGACAAAAGAATGTATTGATTTTATGGTCCCTATTCAAGGGATTGTTAGAGCATCTTAACTTTTCAGAAGAACAAGTTTTCGAAGCCTATTTAAAGAAACATGAAGAAAACTATCAACGCCAGGAGAGTGGCTATTGATGAAACCTAAAGGCTTTAATCACTTCGATTCAACAAACGACATTTTCGACAGATTTCAAACTGTTACAAACAAAATTCGGTTTGAAAATCGTGTATATGAATATCAAAAAATTCATTTCAAAGACGAAGTAACAAAACATATTTATCGTTGTGAACAAGAACAACACAATCTAATTATTTCAACAATGGGTAACGTAGTAGTAAATGTTGAAGGTATCTACAGTATCGATACAGTACTTTTATAGAAAAAAATTATCCAGATGATATTTAGAAGGCTTAAGGAGTGAAGTTTATATTGGATGAAAAAGTGAAAACGCCCTGGTATAAACGGATCTACGCACTATATAAAGGTGATAGATTTATTGCAGAGGGAACAATTCGAGAGATTCATAGGGAGACGGGTAAGTCGATTAACCAACTAAAATACATGACATATCCTTTTTACGAGAAACGTTGTGAAAATGCCAAGAATCGATTATACATGGTTTCGTTAGATGATGAGTAATTGAAGCATTTCTGTAATGAGAGTAGGTGGTATTATCGTGCAGCAACTCAGTTTCAATTTTGATATTTGGTTCTCGAAATTGAATGATTTAGTACTGTTTCCTGAAGGTACCTATATTCATTTATATCATATCAATGTTGAAAATAGAGTTATTGATGGTCTTTATAAAGTAATTAAGCATTCCAGAGATAGCATTGAGGTTCTTTACCACTATAAATATGACAAGGATAGTTGGACGTTTACAACTACTCTGATTAAGCATTCAAAAATTGTCAAATTCAAAGGTTGGTACTGAATTGAACGATATTGAACAGTAAGTGAGGTGTGATGATGAAGTTTCCTATTACTGATTTAAATGAAGCTCTAAAGTATGTTGGAAAATTAGAAAATGAGAGCGCTGAAAGACTTGAGTTGCTTATTGAAGTAAGCAATGAAGTTAAAAAAGGTAATTATGAAGTTGCTTGGAAAAAGGCTATTGCACATGTAGAAGGATTGGATTTTGATTTATTAATGAAAGGTCATTATGAATAATTTGATTAATGAATAATTCGAAGAACGATATTGTGCAATAAGGAGAGGGAGATAAAAATGGGATTAGATACAACACACGATGCTTTTCATGGAGCATATTCGGCTTTTAATAGTTTTAGAAAGTTTGTCTTAGAATCAATCGGAGGTAGTTATCCTCCTCACAAAGATAAAACTTTAAAAGATGATTATTGGTATTGGGGAGAAGATAGTGGTTTCGGTAGTGAAACTCATAAGGGTTTATTAGAATTCCTTGCTCATTCTGATTGTGATGGGGAAATTTCTCCAGAAATGTGTAAAGTAGTCGCAGATGAATTAGAAGCGATTCTACCACAAATTAAGGAACGTGCAAAAACAGTTGAAGCATACGGTCATATATTAAGAGATGGTGGATATGTACAAGTAACAAAGCTATTTATAGAAGGTTGTAGATTGGCACACGAAAGAAATGAACCTTTGGAGTTTAGGTAATATCTAATGAACACTTCGACGAAATAACGATAAAACAAGCACCCTTATACATAACTATCTTACAACTATCTTATGTATAAGGTGAAGGAGGGCAACATGGGCAAAATACAATTCGAAATACCCGGAGATGTTCAGGCTCAGCAAAGACCAAGGTTTTCACGCATGGGCAAAGGTGTGAAGGCTATTGATCCTGACGAAAGTAGAAACTATAAATCATTTGTTAGATTGATTGCTGCTGAATATGCACCTGAAACAATTATTACTGATGATATCAAATTAACAATCGATGTTTATCGGAAGATACCAAAATCATTTAGTAAGAAGAAGCATCAGATGGCTATAGATGGAGTAGTAAGGCCCACAACTAAACCAGACATCGATAATTTAGCAAAAGGTATCAAGGACGGTCTAAGCAAGGTTTTATGGCATGATGATAGCCAAGTAATTGAACTGGTAGCTCGTAAGTGGTATTCAGACAGTCCGAAAGCTGTGGTGACAGTAGAATGGGTGTCTTAAATAAACAAGAACGTCTTAAAGCATTGTACAAGCAAGAATTGCTTAATAAAGTTCATTGTAAATATTGTGAAATCGGGAATGAAAGAAATAGTCCTGAGTTATGTGATGGTTGTGCGATTTATGAACAACTTCATAAAATCGGTGAAGTGTTTAGTAAAACAGTTAGGGAGAGGGATGATGAGGAAGCTAGCTAGTATTCTTTCAAGTAACTGATAGGGAAACCCCTACCAGAACTTGATAGCGAAAACTAAGATTGCTACTCCAATAATTACTTTTCCAACTGAAGATGATAGAAAAGATTCTAGTAGGTCTCTAGCAAAGTTTAAGGCTAATCCTACAACAACACCGAGAATGATTAGAGGAGCTACTACTAGCAATGCCTTAATCATTTCAGGAAAGAAAAATTCAGACAGATTCATATTTCACCTACTTTCTTTTTTTACAAATTATAGCAGTAAATGGGAAAATAGGCATAAAAAAAGCTGCAGCCTTTGCCACAGCCTTCAAATAATATTTCCGCAAATCTATTATACCATGGAGGGCAATCTTATGGGCAAAGGGCAATTAGCAGTAAATAAATTTGATCTTGATACAATGATTACAGATTATCACTGGATGTTAAATGCGGTAAAAGATATAAGAGCAGAAATAGAGATTGGTGCAAAAACAGCTCAATACGGAATTGAAGCAAGTATGCCTAAAGGGCAGGGGAATACGAGTGATCCAGTAGAGCTTGAAGTAACCAGAAGAGCGAAGAAGATTAAGAGACTACAAGAATACGAAATGAGGTTATGGGAAGTACAGCAACGCATCGGAAGAGTGAAGGGGATCCGGGAAATTCAAGTTCTGGATTGGATGCTTGATGGGAAATCACTAAGATGGATTGGTAAAACGATGGGGCTAAGTCATACACATATTCAAAATATCAAGGATAGCATTGTTGAGCAGATGATGTGCAACTAGTACTTGCTTTGACAATCATTTAATAATTTATCGAGTCTTTGACTTAATCTTATAGTAGTTGGGTGGTTTAGACCATTTTTCATACCAAATTCAATAAGTCTACCTCTTAATCTTTGAATGATTAATAGTTTATTTTTTCGCACATTAATAGTATTCATACGATAATTACTCCTAGTTATTTTATATAAAATAAATATACAGAAAAGTGTAAAGGAATTAAATGGTAAAAATTAATGAAAAATGAACACTTTCCATTAATTTTTGTTGAGTTTTCATAAGTTAATGAGTTGCCACACTTGCCAAAGTTGCCATACTTTCCACTTTTCGCAAACTCATAAAAATACTTTACAATGGGAGGTAGGACGGAGCGGTTAATATTTCGGTCTTTCCAAAATTTTCTTCAACAGTAGGAGAAAGAAAGACGACCGACGACACGCGCCGAAAGTCGTACATCGAAGAAGCGACAACACGATCGTCCCAGTATTTATGGGAGGGGTGTTTTTATGTAATTAGTTATATAAATACATTTAGTTATTTAATAAATAAACAAAAAATTAAAAATAGATAATACATTTATGTAGATAATTTTTTTCACACTATAAAAATTGAAAGGCAGATGCTACGCACCTGTTTTTACCACAATACAATTGAGTTGTTATATGAGGAAAGCAGTCATTTGAGGAGATGGCTGCTTTTTATTATTTAGGCTGAAATGAGGGTGTGTAATGCGATATTCATTATTATGTGAAAAGTGTAAACGTCCTGCTCAAATTGAAATGACATCAACAAGTTGGAAAGAGGGGCAACGCATTATTAAAAAGGTCTATGAAAAACAATGCCAGTGTGGTGGGAAGATTAAACCGATGCTTGACTGATTTATTTTGAGCAGTGGGCATTATCGAGTGTCTTCCCCTACACTCCGTATGATAGTGCTTGCTGCTGAAAATATATAATTCCATATATTTGAAGGAATATCTCTTCTATTGTCGAAATAGTATAACTATTAACATGGAAAGGGAGGCAAAATTAGATGGCTGAAGAAAAAACAATCTTAGAATTCGAAACATATTTATTTGGGATAAAAGGGAACAAAGAAGGGTTCCTAAAAATCCCTACAGAACGTTACGAATTAACGAATGAACGCTTAAAAATAACTAAGCAAGGTGTTATGACGGAATCTAAAAGCGATATCGAACTTTATGCAATCAAAGACATTACCGTCGTTCAAAAACTGAAAGATAAAATGATGGATGTTGGCGATATTGAGATTATTAGTTCAGATGCTTCTACACCGAAAGTTGTCTTGAAACGAATTAAAGGGCCAAACGATATCAGAGAGCAAATTAGAAGAGCTGCAAAAGACGCAAGAGATACTGCAGGCGTTACATATAGAATGGATTTATAAGCGAGCCTAGTGCTTGCTTTTTTTATTTTTATAAGCAATTTGCATAATGGGGTGAGGAAATCGATTCCACATGTATGTATTATTCATTAAATTTCTTGACGATCACCTTGAAGTTTCCAAAAAGGTGTCGTCTAGCTTGATAGCCAGATTTACTTTTTGCTGTTAACTATAGAAGTGATTAATTCAATAATCGCTTTAGTTAAAGCAAGGATAGAGATTACTGCAAGAATTTCGGCATTCATCTAATCACCCCATTCCCAACTTTATTATGGGCCAATTTTAGTAGTTTATACGATGGTTTAATCTGGATTTTATAGAATACAATATCGATATTTTATATGATTTATTTAATATTTATTAAATGTTTTTGAGAGTCACTTTATATCGGAGGTGGTGTTATGAGAGATGGCTAGAGCAAGAGATCCTAATCGCGATAGAGCGTTTGAAATATATAAAGAGCATGATGGAAACATTGCTAATCGTGCTATCGCTGAAATGCTCGGTGTACCTGAGAAAACTATTGGCTCGTGGAAGTCAAAAGCTAAGGATAACTGGGATGCTAAATTAAATGGAGTACTCCAAAAGGATAAACGGAGTACTCCGAAAGTGAATAAGAGTACTACAAAGAAAAAGAAAGTCGTTGAATCGGTAGAAGTCATTGAATTAGAAAATGACATTTTTACCGATAAGCAACGGCTTTTTATTAGTTATTACGTGAAATACTGGAATGCTACCAAGGCTTATAAAAAGGCTTATGGATGTAGCAGAGAAACAGCATTAACGAATGGGCCCGCACTACTCAAAAAGACTCGGATTCGTGAGGAAGTCATACGTGTGCGAGATGGTATAACCCAAGAGGCGATTTTAGATAGACGTACTCTCATTCAGAAATGGATAGACATCGCCTTCGCAGATATTACAGACTACCTTCAATTTGGTAAGGTTGAGGAAATTAAATATAACGAAGACGGTCAGCCGGAACTGGATATGAACGGTAATATTAAAACCTGGACTCGTAGCTTTGTAAACCTCAATGAGTCAGAAGAAGTTGATGGAACTTTGATTACTGAGGTTAAGCAAGGGAAAGATGGCATTACAGTTAAACTTGCAGACAAGATGAAGGCGCTTGAGTTCTTATCAAAGCATATGGATCTACTTAACGACAATGAGTTGAAGCAGCTTAAAGTGGAACGTGAGAAAATCGCTATCCGTAAGGAAAAAGGCGATGATGGCGAAGAGTACGAAGATGATGGATTCATGGACGCACTAAAAGGTGTCGAGGTGGATTGGAATGAGTAAACGTAAGAAGCCTGCTCTTTTCAAGTTCAAGCCTTTTAGTCAAAAGCAATTGAAAGTTTTGAAATGGTGGCAAGATGATTCTCCGCACAAGGATAAAGACGGTTTAATCTGTGATGGATCTGTTCGAGCTGGTAAAACGGTCGTGATGTCCCTTTCTTATGTTATGTGGGCCATGGAAACATTCGATGAAGAAAACCTTGGGATGGCCGGTAAAACAATCGGCTCATTCAGACGTAACGTTTTCAAACCTCTAAAGAGAATGCTCCAATCCCGGGGATATAAAGTAAAAGAATTTCGTTCCGAAAACATGTTCACTGTCACTCGAAATGGCAAAGTGAACTTTTTTTATATCTTCGGCGGAAAAGATGAAGCTTCTCAGGACTTAATTCAAGGGATTACACTCGCCGGTATGTTCTTTGATGAAGTTGCACTTATGCCTCAATCATTTGTTAACCAGGCAACAGCTCGTTGTTCGGTCGATGGCGCTAAGTTTTGGTTTAACTGCAACCCGGCAGGTCCTTATCATTGGTTCAAACTTGAATATTTAGATCAGTTAGAAGAAAAGAATATGCTTCACTTACATTTCACTATGGATGACAACTTATCGCTGTCTGAACGTGTGAAAGAGCGTTACAAACGGATGTATCACGGAGTGTTCTATAAACGATTTATTTTAGGCTTGTGGGTACTTGCTGAAGGTATTATCTATGACATGTTCGACAAAGATAAGCATGTTGCAGCCACTGAATATAGGTCATACACAGATTATTATGTTTCCATCGACTATGGAACACAGAACCCAACAACCTTTGGTTTATGGGGTTTTTATGATGGAATATGGTACAAAGTCAAAGAGTACCATTACGATGGCCGCCAAGAAAGTAAACAAAAAACGGACCAAGAGTACTATGAGGATTTAGTAGAGTTCATTGGAAAGTGTAACGTAAAAGCGGTTATCGTTGATCCCTCTGCTGCTTCTTTTATCGCAGTTTTGAAAAAGAATGACATAAGGGTCAAAAAAGCAAAGAATGATGTTCTAGAAGGTATCCGTAACGTTGGGAATGCTTTAAAAAATGGCTTAATCAAATATAACGATTGTTGCAAAGAAACATTCCGTGAATTCAGTTCTTATATGTGGGATGAAAAGGCGGCAGATCGTGGAGAAGATAAGCCAGTAAAGCAGAATGACCATCAAATGGATGGAGACCGTTATTTCGTGAACACGATTCTATTTAAAAATAAAATACAAATTAAAACATTTGGAGGGTTGTAGATGGTTGTTTTTATACATCCTGCTGAAGAAGAAATTACTGCAACCGTAGTAAGTGAATTTATTAAATTACATCAAGCTGAACTACCTCGATACAATCGATTAAAGAAAATGTACGAGAGTGAACCACCAATTTTAAGTCAGGAAGATAAGCCAGAGTACAAGCCAGATAATCGATTAGTCGTAAACTATGCAAAATATATCGTTGATACATTTAACGGCTATTTCATTGGGATTCCTGTAAAAGTCTCACATGATGATCAAGGAGTGAACGAGCGTGTAGATAACTTTTTGAGATTGAATGATATGGACGATAATCAAGCAGAATTATCTAAGATATGCTCAATTTACGGTCACGGATTTGAAATCCTGTACCAAAATGAAGAGTCAGAAACGTGCTGCACTTACAACAATCCATTGGATATGTTCATTGTATATGACGATACGATTGCTCAAAAGCCATTATTCGCTGTTCGATACCAAAAGACAGATGACGGTTTACGAGGACAGTTGTTTACTGTTGAGAAGGAAATCGAGCTATCAGAGGGAGCGAAGGGCATATTGTTGGGAGATGAAACTCCTCACTTCTATAAAGATGTTCCGGTTCTCGAATATATCGAAAATGAAGAAAGAAAATCTATTTTTGAATCAGTTGAGTCACTGATTAATGCTTACGATAAGGCTATTTCTGAAAAGGCTAATGATGTAGATTACTTCGCTGATGCCTATATGAAAATGTTAGGAATGGAACTGGACGACAACGGAATTCGAAAAATTAGAGACAATCGAATTATTAATATGTTTGGCGATGAGGATGTTTCGAAATTAGTCGTTGAATTCATGGAAAAGCCCAATGGAGATCAGTCTCAAGAAAACCTTCTAAATCGTTTGGAAAGGCAAATATATCAAGTAAGCATGGTTGCCAACATTAACGATGAATCGTTCGGTAATGCTTCAGGAGTTGCCTTAGAGTTTAAGCTCCAGCCCATGAAAAACCTTGCGGCCATGAAGGAACGCAAATTTATATCTGGCATGAATAGGCGTTTTAAAATGTTCTTCAACCTGCCGACGAACATGGAATCTAGTAAAGTAGGTGAATGGAGAAACTTAAATTATAAGTTTACTAGAAACATTCCTAGAAACGTTGCTGACGAGGCAGATACGGCTAGTAAACTTCAAGGCGTGGTTTCAAAAGAGACTCAATTAAGTGTTCTTTCTATTGTTGATAATCCTAAGCAAGAGATTGAAAGAATGGATGCTGAAAATACGCCAAGTGATTTCCCAACAGATCCAGATGGCGATTTTGTTGTTTCAGGAGAGGGTGAAAATTGATGGACAATTCTTTTATAGTAAGATTTGAAAAATCTTGCCGTGCTTTAGCTAAATCATTTTGTGAAGCGATCGAAAGAATTAGAGACTTTTTAGTGGATTTAAATGTATATGCTGAAGAAATTGATAAAAAGCAAAAGATAAAACAATCATGGATTACGCCCAATAAAATTATGAAACCTCATCAGGTAATTAATCGGAAGCCTTTTTTTGCTAAAGCCCGGAGCAATTGCTGATGGATAGCGAAAGAAAAACATATTGGGAACAAAGGATGATTCAGCTTTTCACCGTCCAGGATAAAAAGAACGCGAAGTTTGAAAAGAAAATGAGCAAAGAATATTTACGTCTTGAAGCTCAAATTAACAAAGAGATTGCTAGTTATTACTCTAAGTATGGCAAAGACGGAGTAATTGAATTCCGTAAGTTAGTACAATCACTCACAGAAAAAGAGAGTGAGTTAGTATTTCGAGATTATGACGAGTTTGCTAGACGTAATCCAAGATACAAGCACCTTCTACCGGTTCGAGAATCGATATACAAGCTTAACCGATTAGAAGGCCTTCAACTGAGCATTAGAATGAATATGGTTGAGCTAGGTGCTTTTGAAGAAGAAGGATTTCGAAAACTCCTCGAAGATGCTTATGAAACCGGATATTTATCTTCAATGGGAGGGCTACAAAACGCACCAACCTTTTTTGCGTTGAACAATGTTGCAATGCAGCTTACTTTAAACGAACAATGGATCAATGGGGGCAACTTTTCCTCACGTATTTGGAGTAACAAAGAGAAGTTACTTCGACTGCTTAACAATGAGATAAGAGACGCGATTATTCGAGGCGATGATTATAGACAAATGACTAGTATCATCAAACATCGAACTGGCGTAGGTGATTATGAAGCAAAAAGACTAATTCAGACTGAATACAATTTCGTTATGAATCAGGCAAATAAACAAGCGTTTTTAGATGCAAAGCTTAGCAGATATGAAATTTCAGCTGTGCTAGACCGAAAGACTAGTAAGACATGTAGAAGCTTGGACGGGGAAATGTTTGAGTTTGCAAGGGCTTCAGTTGGATTAAACTATCCACCGTTTCATGCACATTGCAGAACTACTGTTATACCAGTCGAAAATTAAGGAGTGGTTGAATTGGATCCTCAAACAATTAAGATTGCTGGAATTGGATATGAAGTAAAAGAAGTTGAAAATTTGGAAGATCAATTTAATTTACTTGGCCAGATTCTTTATACTCGTGGAATTATTCAACTAGAGAAGAATTTACCTCCTGATAGAAAAGTACAAGTATTTGTACATGAAGTATTGCATGGTATTTTCTTTGAAGCTGGTTACGAAGAACAAGATGAGGAAATGATCGATAGAGTGGCGAAAGTACTTTACCAAGTCTTGAAAGATAACAATATAGTATTTGAGAGAGGAGACGGTTGAAAATGAAATTAGATATTCAACATTTCGCAGAGCCGAGTCAATCCATTGGTGATTTTGGTTGGGCGTTATCAAGATTAAAAGATGGAGGAAAGGTAGCTCGCAGAGGTTGGAACGGCAAAGGGATGTTTGTTGTTTTTCAAAAAGGATATCCTCAAGGAATCCCTTGTAACGCACAAACGGCCAGAGCATGGGGTATGCAAGAAGGAGACATATTTAAATGTGATCCTTATCTACAAATTAAAACAGCTCAAGGAACACATTCGATGTGGGTACCATCAATTAATGATGTGCTTGCAGAAGATTGGGAAGAGATTGAGTAAAGAAGTCCTAGCAATTGCTAAGGACTATTTTTTATGTCCATAACCGTGCTGGCGACGTAAAACTGCATGCGTAAAAAATAAAGCCCACCAAGGCTATAAAGAGTGAGGAGAATAAACATGAAAACTATAATTTCTTTAGCAACTTTAGCCTTTTTAAATAAACAAATTATGCCTCTGGACATTCAGTTGTTTGCTGATCCAGAACCTACTGAACCAACAGAGCCGACGGAACCAACTTCAACTACCTCAGAACCGACTGAGCCGACAGAACCAAATGAGCCTCCTTCTAAGACATACACGCAAGAAGAAATGGAGGAAATCATTAAACAACGTGTGGCTCGCGAGAAAAAGGCAGCTGAAAAGGCAGTTCAAGAAGCTGAGAAGCTAGCAAAAATGAACGAAGAACAAAAGCGACAATATGAACTTGAGAAGCTTCAAAACGAATTAGAAGAGTATAAACGTAAAGACGCTTATTACACAATGTCAAAAGAAGCTACTAAGATGCTTGCAGATCATGAGATTGTTGCTGATGAAGTATTACTATCATTTGTTGTAAAAGAGACAGCAGACGAAACGAAAGAGACTGTTAACGCCTTTGTGGAGTTAATTAAAGCGAAAGTGCAAGAAGGTATTAAGAAATCTTTAGCAGGTACTCCACCGAAACGAGGCACTACTCCAGGTGGTAAAGGTGCACTCACTAAAGATGAAATCATGAAAGAAAAAGATTCAATTAAGCGTCAAAAATTAATTCAAGAGAACATGCATTTGTTCCAATAATAGGAGGAAACCTAAATGACTAAACAATTCGAAATGAAAATGTTATTACCACTAGATATCCAATTCTTTGCTGAAGCAAATTTAACTACTACTGGCGACTTAGCTAAGGTGCAATCAATCGACTTTGTTGAACAATTCCAATCCAACTTATCGAAGTTAATCGAGGCATTAGGTATAACTCGTAAAATGCCTGTTGCAAACGGTATGACGATTAAAACATACACATCAACTGTTACAATGGCTGGCAACGCTGCAGTAGGTGAAGGGGAAACAATTCCACTTTCTAAAGTAGAAACGGAACCAGGTCCATCAATCGAACTTTCGTTCAAAAAATTCCGTAAAGCTGCTTCTGTTGAAGCGATTCAAAAACATGGTTATGATCAAGCGATTATCGAGACAGATGAAAAGCTTTTAAAAGAAATTCAAAAAGGTATTCGTACTGATTTCTTCGGATTCTTAGCAACAGGAACAGGTACTGCTTCTGCAGTAAACCTACAAGGCGCATTTGCTCAAGCATGGGGTAAAGTGCAAGTGTTGTTTGAAGATGATGCAGCACAAACAATTACATTTGTAAATCCAATGGACATCGCTGATCACTTAGCTAAAGCTGACTTATCAGTTCAAACTGCTTTCGGTTTACAATTCGTTCAAAATTTTGCTGGTGTAGATTTAGTAATCATTAACTCATCTGTTCCAAAAGGAACTGTTTACGCAACATCTCCTGAGAATATCGTACTAGCATATGTTCAAATCACTGGTGGAGAAATTAACAAAGCATTTGATTTCACGACTGACCAAACAGGCTACATTGGTGTAACACACGATATCCAAAAACAAAATTTAACTGCTGAAACTGTTGCGTTATCAGGAGTGAAGCTATTTGCAGAACGTCTTGATGGCGTAGTAAAAGTTACGATTGCTCCAGCAGTTTAAGAAGGGATGATGAAAAATGAATTACACAGTAATTAAGCCATTTCATGATTTAGAAGATTACAAACGTCTCTACGAGTCAGGGCAATATCCTCGTGAAGGTTTTAAACCGACTGATGAACGTATTCAATTTCTTGCTAACAAAGGGTTCATTCAAGCTAATGAAGGAACTCAAGAAGATGGAGATAACGGAGAAGGTCGTAAAGATGGTGAAGAAACTGAGTTCCCTAAACACACTGGTGGAGGGTATTACGAACTTTCCAACGGCGAGAAAGTAAAAGGCAAGGAAGAAGCTATCGAAGCTGAAAACGCCCTAAAAGGTGTGTAGGGATGGGCGTTAAAGAGCGTGTTATAATCCGTAAGCCTGAAATTGACTACGAATTATTAGATGAACTGATTCACACTGCCTCAGATCGTATCAATTTACGTTTAGGTACATTAACTTTACCTACGGAAATGGAATCAGTAACTGTCGAAGTAGTGTGTGCTATGTCTAACAAATCCTATTATGAAGGAATTAAATCAGAGGATTTAGATGGCACATCTAGTATAAGTTTTGTAGATGATATTCTGGCAGAATACGAGACAGATTTTGCCAGGTATCTATCTATGAAAGAAAAACAAGAGAATGCAAATAGAGGGGTGATGAGGTTCTTATGAGATTCTTGCCACTCTTTTTATATGGAAATCAACAGGTGGGAAGCGACCAACTGAACAATGCCGTTTATGAATTAGTACAAACGGGGAAGTCAGAAGGTCGCTTTTCTTCTTGGACAGCTGAAGAGATAGCCTTAGATAAGCGTGAGGTGACGTTAAACAACAAAAAAATCATTACTCGAGCTTCTAAGGCTACATTACAACAGGTTGAAAAGGTGAAAATTGACGGAATGTATTACAGCATTCAGGAAATAAAGGGCGATGGCTTTTCAAGATGGAGAATTCTAATTGTTAATCGCTATGGAAGTGAAAGCCTTGAGAATAGAAATTAGTGGTTCGGATGAACTTGCTCGAAAGCTGATGGAAAAAAGCCAAACTGATTTTGATGAAATTGCACAGAAGAATGCACGCGATATTTTTACAAGGTCACAGCAACCTGGAGGAACTCCGGTTGATACTGCTCAATTAAGATTATCAATGCGATATCAAGGAGATCAAACGGGATATGGTGTCCATTATGCACCTCACGTGGAATATGGCCACAGGTTAGTAAGAGCCGGACGTACCGTGGGCTATGTTCCAGGACAATATTATTTAAAACGTAATGTTGACACGCAACGCCCGATTTATAAGCAAGACCTTTTAAATAAAATAAGGGAGTAAGACTATGCTACAAAAATTATCTTTTATCTCTGTTCTTGCTGCTGTAATAGATAAAGTAGAGGGCAATACGGGATTGAAGTGCTATGATGCCGTACCAAAAGATGCTACCTTACCTTTTTATCATGCAGAAATGCTTGGATCCATACCGGAAAAAAGCAAGACCATGCAAAAGGATAGGTACCAGGTTGTTGTTCATGCGTTTACAGAGGGTGAAGGCTCTACGAAAGTGTTTGAAGCCATTCAGAAACTTGAAGAAGCTTTATCAGAGGATATCATTCTTCCAAGTGATTATGAGGTTACTCTTCAGGTGCCGAACGGAGTTTCACAAATACTTGATGAAGCAGACGGTTCTAAACATGCAGTTGTCGGCTTTGATTTCGTCGTTTTCTCAGGCTACAAAATGAAAATATAGGAGGGTTTTGAATGAGCCAAGAATTATACACACAATTAAACGGCCAATTAAATAAAGCGATTGCCGGAAAAGATATTCTTTTGTCCATTTGGGACCAAACAGGAAGTAATTTACTAGCAATCGCAGGTCAACAAGGTCTTACGATTAATCGTGATAAAGATACAATCGAGGTAACATCAAAGGATTCCGAGGGCTGGAAACAGTTTGTTGTTGGTTTAAAGGAATGGTCAATCGATAACGATGGTGTTTATGTTCGAGATCATGCATCTCATAAAAAACTGAAAGACCTATTTGATGGTGACGAGCCATTTTTAATCAAGGTCACAAATCGAAAAGCTAAGACTGATATGTTTGGCGGATTAGCCTTACTAACTTCATATCCACTTGAGGCCCCGTTTGACGATGCAGTTACCTATACGATTTCGCTTCAAGGCACAGGAGCTTTAGTAGATTTAGAAGATGCACCTATTGCACCAGTAGTTTAAGGAAGGGGAGATTAAATGTTTACAGTTGATGGAGTAATTTACACTCTTAAATATAATAAACAAAAATTAAAGACCATCGAGCTAGTGACAAAAACTAGCGTTGTAGGTGAAGTAACAAAAAATAACGGCATTATGCCTTACGCAACATTAGAATCACTATTCTCATTTGCTTTAGTTGAAGAATCGAGTAATGAAGTTGTGAAGCAGAGTAAAGCAATTGAAATGTTTGACAAGGTTGTTGAAGAGAACGGATTAATTACTGTAAATATGGCTATTGTTGAAAAATTACAAGATGACTTGGGTTTTATGTTCCGTTAGAGCTAATCGAAAGTGATTTGCCTAACGATTACGATCCAACTCCTGCTGATATTCGAAAAGCTGAATTAGCTAAGGACTTTTCTTATGAAAGGGACTTAGCTTTTTTTATTGTGCAAATAGGGATGTCTCATAAGGAATTCAATACATTGACTGAAAAAGAAAAGCTGTTCATTCGAAAAGAGCATGAAAATAAATTTCTTCATGACATGACATGGTTCAGAAACGCTGTGTTAAATGCAGAGGGTAATGCCAATCGGAAAAAAGGTAAGAAATTTATTGATTTATTTCCGAAAAAGGCACCAAAGGCAGACAAGGAATACAACGAGGATGCTGTACAAACGATACTCGAAATAGAAATTAAGAATGGTAAGTCATGGGTTGAAAAAGTGTACAGAGCGAATGGTGTGTCTCCTCAGAAGGGAGGTCAATAGATGGCAGATTATACGTTAAGCGCCAAAATTACAGGTGATGCGAATAGTTTTACTAGTGCGTTTCAAAGTGCAAATGATACGTTAAATAATATGTCTGAAAAAGTAAAAGCAGTAGGAGACAAAGTAAGTAACTTTGGCAAACAGACAGCAATGGCTGGTGCTGGAATTACTGCAGGTATAACTACTCCTTTTTTAGTAGCTCTTAAAACTACTGCCGACTTTGACACGGCTATGCGAAAAGCTGGAGCTATCGCAGGTGCAAGTGCAACAGAGTTAGATGCAATGACTCAATCAGCTTTAAAGCTCGGTGCCAGTACATCTCTCTCAAGTAGCCAAGTTGCAGTTGCCATGACAGAAATGGCTGCAAAAGGATTTGACGCGAACCAAGTTATCGGAGCTATGCCCGGTGTAATTGCAGCAGCTGAAGCATCAGGAGAAGATCTAGCGTTAGTATCCAATACAGTAGCGAGTGCTTTGAACGGATTCCAGATGAAAGCAGCAGATTCCGGAAAAGTTGCTGATATTTTAGCTATGACTGCCAACAAAACAGCGGCAGGTATCGGTGATATGAGTTATGCATTCAAATATGCTGCAGCACCTGCTGCTTCTCTAGGAATTAGCATTGAAGAACTATCGGCAGCAACAGGTTTAATGGTTAATGCTGGTCTTGATGGAAGTCAGGCCGGGACATCTTTACGTATGTCTTTGATTAGATTAGCTAAGCCTACTGAGCAATCATCTAAAGCTATGGACCAATTAGGATTTTCAGCTATTGATGCAGACGGGAACTTCAAACCACTGAATCAAATCATTGGTGAATTAAGTACCTCAATGGAAGGAATGACAGATGCTCAAAAGCTTTCCAATTTGGCAACAATATTCGGCGTTGAAGCTGCAACTGGAATGCTTGTCCTGTTAAACGAGGGGCAAGAAGGACTGAAGGGTTTAACTACTGAACTTGAAAATTCTGAAGGAGCAAGTGCTGCAGCAGCTGAACAAATGAAAGCAGGTATTGGAGGAGCTTTACAAAACTTATCAGGCGCGATTGAATCAGCGACAATCTCAGTGATGAGTCAACTTACACCATTCATTGCAGAGTTAGCAAAGATGACTACGGGTCTTGTAGAAAAGTTTAATAGTTTAAGCGATGGCACAAAGAAAATGATCGCAATAGCTGCAGGTGTTTTAGCTGCTTTAGGTCCATTACTTGTTGTCTTTGGCCTTTTGACAATGGGGGTCGGTGGACTAGTTTCAGCCGTTGGATTTTTAATTGGCCCAGTGGGATTGGTTATAGCTGCTATAACAGCGCTAGCTGGAGCATTTGCTTATTTTATGATAACCAACGAGACGTTTAGAAACAACGTAATGACCGTATTCGATTTTATCAGGGACAAGATAACAGGCGTTGTGCAATCAATTATTCCAATCGTTCAATATTTATGGTCTACGATTCAACCGATTTTAGCAACTTTCGCAAGTTCTATTGCTAGTGCTTTCAGCAATGCCGGACCTGCAATTGTTTCAGCTTTAGGATCTATCGGTTCTCAAATAGCAGTGGTTTTCAAAGCGTTTTGGGATATCGTACAAGCGATTCTACCTATATTTACAACATTCTTTTCTAGCATTATCGGAGGTTTCCAATCGGCTGGAGGCGTGGGAAGTGGCTTTGCTATTCAGCTAGGTACGATGTTGCTAGGACTTAATCCAATTGTGAAAATTTTTATTGGCTTATTCCAGAATTTTGGTCCACAAATTACTGCAGCATTCCAACAAGTTGCATCGATGTTAATTCCTATAGTAAGTACTATTGGTACGGCAATCGGTCAATTAGCAAGTGCGATAATTCCAATTGTCATGCAAGCAATTGCTATGTTGATTCCGATAGTCATGCAATTAGGAATGACCTTTATGTCGATAATTTCGACGGTTCTCCCAATTGTAATTTCATTATTTAATCAACTGGTACCAATTATTATGGATGTTGTAAAGATCGTGGCAGATATCATTGCTCAAGTTATACCGCTTGCAGGTGTTTTACTTAGTTCCTTGTTACCGGTAATTGAAAATGTAATAGTTGCATTCATGAATATCGTTTCAACAGTCGCTCCAGCTTTAATTGCAATTATAAAGGCTATTATTCAAGTAATAAAAGCCTTGTTGCCAATCATAATGAGTATTCTTACAACGGTCGTACATGTTTTTGCAAATATTATTTCAGTGATTGGACCAATTGTTGCATATATAGCTGGGATTATTAATGCAATTATGGCTGTAATAGCTCCAATCGTTGCATATGTGGCCGGAATTATTTCAGCGATTGTAAGTACGATTCGTCCAATCATCGTAACGGTCACAGGGATATTTAACACTGTCTTTACTGTTGTCAGTGGAGTATTCAGAAATATTTCCACGTACATTGGTTCGGCAATAAATGGAATCAGTAAAATCATAAGCGGTTTATCAGCAATAGTATCAGGCGTATTTAATACGATTTTCAGTACAATTTCTCGAATTATGGACAGTGTGTCTGATAAAATTTCAGGAGTTTTTAGTTCGATTCAAGGCGCATGGAATGGCTTAACTGCTTTTGTAAACGGAGTATTTAGCGGAATCTCAACAGCCGTAAGCAAATTAATAGGGCAAGTCAAAGGTTTTGTGAATGGAGTTATCGGAGGAGTCAATGCTGCCGTTGGGTTAATCAACAAAATTCCTGGTGTAAGCATTAGTAAGATTCCTTATCTTGCACGGGGTACAGATTACTGGCAAGGCGGATTTGCTCGAATAAATGAAGGTGGTCGTGGAGAACTTGTAAATCTTCCAAATGGTGCTCAAGTTATTCCGCACGATGTATCCATGCGCTATGCAAGAGAGGCAGCGAGAACAAACGACGGGCAATCATCTAGTGGCTCATATGATAAAGATTTATTAGATAGCATCGTTCAAGTTGTATCAGACTTGGCAAACCGTCCTATCCATACTTCAGTGAATTTAGATGGTCGTCCTATTGCTAGTATCGTATCCACCCATCAAAACAGTAATATAAACATTAAAAGCAGAATGAGAGGGGTGTAAGGGATGAAAAGTGAGTTGAATTTTTATGACTCTAACTTTAATAAAATAGAGTTAGATGAACTTGAAGTATATGGCTACAATTTTTCCGTACCATCACCCTCTTATGCTATAGAATCTGTACGATTAGACAGTGGAGAAACGATTGTTGTTAATAAATTACTTAATACAAGAGAATTGGAAGCTGAGTTTTTAACGAACTCTGCAGATTTCAAAGATTCACTGGAACAAAAAACACTACTTTTTAAGCTACTTGGTAATGGGCAATCGTTTTATGTTGAAGAAATTCAACGACCGAATATCGTGTGGAAGTGCGAGCTTGGTGATTGGCTACCTGAACATATAACTCCAAGTGTGACTAGATTTGCTATACCGTTCACTTGCACATCTGGAGTTTCTCAAACAATCAATTTAGTGAAACAAAAATTTATAGAATCATCTTTTATTTTTAAAAATGAAGGTGACTTAGCAATTGATCCAAGAGAAGCAAAATATGCTGAAACCGAAATCACATTCAATGGACCATCCACAAATTTGCATATTACTAATAAAACGACCGGCGAAACCTGGTCCTTTAATGGCTCAACAACAGCAGAAGATGAAATATCATTGAAAGGTGTTCGAGCGTTAAAGAATGAGGTAAGCATTTTTAAAAATTCAAATAAAACTATCCTATCCTTTTTGGTAGGAAATAATGAAATTGAGATAAGCGGTGCAAGTGGGGAATTTGAACTCACTATTAGCACACGCTTTTATTTTTTATAAAAGGGATGTGAAAGAATGCAAATTCAAGAACCAATCGTTGTTGATGTTGATATTAAGAAAGCCAGTTATATCAATCAACCTCAAGTAACACAGAATGATAGCAACACTTTCCTTGTTAATGTTTTTGACAATGGAGAGCCAATAGATTTATCAAATGTTACAACTGTAACGATAGCCCATACTCGACTTGACCGTAAAGTGATTGTGACGGGAGGAACGGTTGTCGAAGGTACAAATCAAGTTAAGTTTGTAGTAGACCGTCCAGAAACTTCGATTACAGGTCGAGTAGACGCAATTATTCAGTTGTATAATGCCGACAGTCGTATTTCTACACTAGCTTTTAATTACAAAGTAAACAGTGATCCAACAAACAATTACATTCCTAGTGAGTCAGAGAGAACATTAATTGAAGTGGTATTAAATGATGGTCCTTTACGAATTCAGGAGGCAATTGAAGCAACCGAAAATGCTAATGTGGCAACTGAATCAGCGAATATAGCGACAACTGAAGCTGTTGCTCAAGCAAATTACGCAAAAGCTCAAGGAGATTATGCAAAAGTTGAAGCCTCCAATTTAGGGCAATTAAAATCAGATGTCGACAGTGCTACTCAAAATGCAATGACAGCCACTGCGAATACTAATGCGGCCATTGCAAATGCCAATGCCTCTGCTATGACAGCTAACTCAGCAGCAACAAACGCTGATACAAAAGCAGCTCAATTAGAAGCACGAGTGAATGCAGCGATTGCAACGACTACGAATAGTGCTGAAATTGTGGATGCTCGTGGAACACATACGACTTTAAAGAACCGTTTAGATGCTACGGATGCACAATTTGCTGATACATCTCGTGAATCCGCTGTCTTAGGTCAAGGAATAGCGGTCATCACTAGTGAAGATACGCTAGCAGAAGTGGAAATTGAAGGACGTACGCTGGTACCTATGCAAAACAACGTACTGGACCCGTTAAAATACTATGTACTCGCTGACAAGAAGACAAAGTTAAAATGGGCAGACACGACTACTACAGCAGGGGTAGCGAAGTTTACAGCAAAAGCAGAAAAGCCTGGTGTTGTTCGCGTAGCGAACTTCGAAAACAAAGTAGCGGGAAGTACGGTAGAAAACCCGCATATTGCTAGACGAGTAGGCACGAAAGATACATTGCAACCCCCTACAGGTATATGGGCGGAGCTTACAAACGAAACAGGCACTACTAGCCAGGGGTACGGACCTTTGATGGCACTAGGGGGCGCTGTGAGTTTACAAGGCAACCCAACAAACGGCATACCTTCACAGCAAATGTTTTCTTTTAACCTACTAGAAGAAGTAGAGCGTAATATCGGACGCATACCACGCGCTACGACAGCCGATAAAGTGCAATGGTTGAAGGACAACTTAGCGAAATTAGTATGTAACTGGCATGGCTATGGATTTAGTGTAGGCGGTAATAAAGCCACGTTAGGCGCGTGGAATGTAGCCAATGGTGCCTGGTCTGTGGTAGGTACTAACACTAATGCGAGCAGCTTAAGACTCACATTTACGGCGAGCATTGTTTCTAATTCAGTATGGATAACTAGTGATGGATTTTTACACCTTATAGCCTACGCGGAACCGTCCGACGGCGTAACAGGGTCAAACATTTACACAGACTACGTAGAGCTGGAAATCGAACTAAAACCCGAAGCCATTTTACACGACCCACGCGTACCGCTGTACGAAGTCCCAGACGATGAATACAACAAAATCCTAGTGGATTGGGATGCAACCGAAGTGAAAAGACGTTACCCTGCCGTACAAGGTACACAACACTTACAAAATCCGTACATCCTAGCAGAAGGTGAAAACTTACTCCCACCGTTTACAGAATGGACACTACATGCAAATGCAAAATTGATTAGTCCTTACGAGTTGGAGTTGAATGCGACAGGGAATACACAAGACAATAAAATTGAAGTACCACTTATTGCAGGACAAATTTATAATATTAAGTCAGGTGGAACTCAAAGTGCCTATATTACTCATATAGATTCTAGTGGGGCTACCCTTTCAAGCGGTACTGGTTTTATAAATGGTAATTTTAATATTCCTGCAAACGCTGTAAAAACACGAATTTCTTTAGGTAACGGTGCATCTGGTGCGGGGACTTGGACATGGAAACAACCTATGTTAACACTAGGATCAACGCCAAAACCATTCGTACCGAGAAATCCATCTTACTTATTTGCAGATGTGAAACTAGGTCAAATCAGTACAGTGAAAGATACCCTATTCAAACAAGATGGACGTTGGAAGATACGCAAAGTGGTTGAGAAGGATGTAGTGTTGGATGGTAGTTTAGCGTGGAATTACTTTGGTACAAAAACTGGTATAAAAATAGCTCGTCTAGCATCGTTATTGAATCCATCTTCCAGTCATAGTATTAAAACTTCAGATATCACAAAATATAACGGAACTGTACTACAGTTTGCTGGATTCCTAGCTGATAATATCTTACTAAAAGACCAGTATATCTTTAGAAACGATGTTGGAGTATATGTGTCCATCTCCAACGATGAGAGTGGTTTACCAGAAGATATATCGCCATCACCAAACCAACTCAAAGCCTACTTTAATGGATGGAAGTACACAGGTGATGGGACAACGCATTCGTGGGTAAGCATTATAGACGGTACAACACTACCTGCGGAACAAACTACGACATATGTAGCTGCAACCAAAGCACCAAACTACACACCTTACAAGCTATCGTACCAATTAGCTACACCTCAAATTGTGGATGTAACGGATAAGGTGGAAGGTGACATTAAGTTAAACGGATTAGCTCAAGTAACTATCGATGCGGGGTATAGACGAACAGTAGTTGATGGGAAATCTTCTTGGACTAAGGGAACAAAAACTGACTTTACAACTAATCCGTTAAGCGTGAAGATGACATATGCCAATAACATCCGTAGTGCATTTAACGACACTATATCTAAAGTTGAAGATAATACAACAATGTTATCAGTCCACGAAAAAGCAATCATAGATTTATATGTCAGAGTCAAAGCATTGGAGGTTAAATGATGCTCGAATTATTAATTGAACAGTTAATTTCAGAAGGTAAGATTTCACGAGAAGAAATCGATGCAAAAGTTGCAGAATTGAAAGCAGAACAACCTCCAGTTGTGGAGGACATCGTTTCTCTAAAAAGAAGACAAGATGAAACAGAAAACACATTAGTTTTTATACTTGATATGACATTAGGAGGAATGTAGAATGGCATCAGCAATTTACGGATTTGTATTAAACATGTGGATTATGCAAAAAATTAGTGCGGAAAAAGTTCAATCGTATGTACCGAAAGGAATCACACAAGAGGAATGCGATATGATTCTTGCAACTCCTCAGGGTAATGAATACGACGTGCAACGAAATCCAGTTGTTGAATCTTAGTTGCATATTGTTCGATAACTACGAATTAACAAGATTAGTAGAATTTTGTTAAAGGTTATTCCTCTTTTTTGTCGAATTTTAGATTTAAAAGGGAGGGGATTGTTATCACTGTTGTTGTGTGTTACGGAGATAAATATCTAACTATAATTATGTCTGATGACAGAGTAAATTGTAATATATTTGGACGTCATATATATGAAGATGGACATACTAAATTAGTAGAATTACCTAACATGGGTTGGGCTAGCGGAGCTGGACTATCTGATTTTCTAGAGACTTTTAAAAAAGAACTTTCAAAGAGTACCGTTTTTAATATAGAGGAAATGGGTTCCATTTATAAAAAGATACTTGAAAAATCAAAGAAAAATCGACCTGATCTGTCTTCCTTTATAAGTAAGAGTGCGATAGTGGTATCATGGGTAGCAGTTCTAGAGGATGAATTATACTTAAGATTCGGAGTTTTCGAAGAGGAGAATTTTGATACAGAAATTGCAGTATGTGAATTTGGGAATTACTTAGTTTTATATCCCGGTGATTATTTGGATGATCAAGATAAAATAAAAAACGTTTCGGAGAAATATTTAAATTACGATAATTCCGAAGAAGAATCTTATGAGAAGATTCTTTCTAGAATGTTTAGTATTTTCAATGAAATATCATCAAATTCAGAGCAGTGTAGTACTCATTGTGATGTTGGAATTCAGGTTGTTCAACCAACAGGTATATACAAAATTAAGTTTGGTGGGGAGATTAAAGAGTTAATTCTTTTATTAGATGAAGAAAAGCTTGATGAGAAATATGAACTGGTACAAGCCATTGAGTTTAAAAATAATTAAACAGAGCAATCCTCCTTTGAGGGTGCTCTTTATATCCTAAAAAATAGAGGTGAATCAACTTGTTAATTGTCTCAAATATCGATGGCTCACAAGTTGAGCCTTTAACTCATCATCAAGGATTGAAAATAGAGGAAGAGGTAAATGGTAGCTTTACGTTATCGTTTACCTCTTTTAATGTTCCAGAGAATTATGGTCATGAAATTTTGCTTGAAGAATCATTTATTAGTGTGGAAGACCACGAATTTCGAGTGAAGCAATTAACGGAAAATCAATATTCAAAATCCGTTGTTGCCATCCACACTTTCTTTGATTTATCTGATGATCTTCGTGATGAGATTTTTGGTGGAACGCACACATTAAGTGAGTTTGCACAATTCATCTTTAATGGTACTGGTTGGACATATACAACAAATATTACTGATAGTATGGTCATCGAAAACTTTGGTGAAGCAAATGTAATTACTCTTATTAATGCGTTGTGTAGTGCCTTTAAATGCGAATATCAGATATTGCCAAACAGGGTTGTACATTTTGCGTATCAGATTGGACCGGATAACGATGCGGTTTTTCGATATAAACATAATGTGATTGCCTTATCTAAGAAAATTGATACAACGAAATTAAAGACGTACATTGAGGGTTATGGTGCAGATGGTTTAAAAGTGAGTTATACATCACCTAACGCTGCAACTTTCGGTATACGTAAAGCTGAACCAGTTTCAGACGATAGATTTACTCAAGCAAATAGTTTGTTGGAATATATAAAACCTCAGATTGTTGACACACCAGAGGTTGCTTTCGAGTTAGATACGGTTGATTTATTAATTAAAGATCTAGGTGAACGAGTTTGGTTAATATATGAGCCTATGAATGTTGAATTTCAAACACGTATTTTGAAGCTAACTAAGGAAATTAGAAACGGCACAATAGCAACTATTTCGGTAGTTCTAGGCAACACATTACCTCAGTCAACAGAAGATTTACTAGTCAGTCAAAAAGTTGAAATTGATCAAAATAAAAAAGAATATCAAACTAAATTCGACCAAACAAGTGAACGAATAACTATGGAAGTAGAAGCAGTAAATGAATCAATAGCTACATTAGAAATCAAAGCTGATTCAATAGAAACGTCAGTAACTAATTTAGAGACTAATACAAATGCACGATTTACCGTAATGGCTGATCAAATAACTTCAAAAGTAACAGCAGGTGAAGTAGAGTCTATTTTTTATCAAACAGCAAATTCTTTCGCATTTAGTGCTGAGCAAATCCTCTTCGATGGTCACGTGTTCGGACAAGGTGCTACTTTTAGCGGTAATCTCCAAACATTACAAGATGTAAAAGTAGGAGCAAACATTGAAATGCAAGGTAATCAAGGTGGAATCATTCGTTTTCCGGCGACAGGTTGTTGGATTGCAGCAGGGAATACAGGAAAAATGACGATTGAAACGTGGAATGGACTTTCTTTTGCAGGGCCAGGAGTGGACTTTAGTAATGTTACCGTTACATGGGGAGATCGTAATAGACCTGTAGCAGTTTGGGGGTAGTTAAATGGGTGTACTTATATCAGACCGAACTCAGACCAGTATACAAGTTGAAATTAATGAGTTAGGGAAACCAGCTAACCAGTATTATAACTTCCGAGCGCAGATATACCATTATGCGACAGGTAGTTTCATAAGAGAAATCAACTGGACTTCTTCTGGAACTGGAAATCTTACTCGTAATACCTTCACTGGATTATCACCAGGAACCGAGTACATCGTTAACGCATGGGTAACATCTTTAGCGGGAGGGACAGAATACAACTGGGGTTCAGTTTATACATCGACATTAGCCCCATCATTACCGAAACCAGGTAATATCTCTTATGCGAGTTTAAATACGGTTTCTGAAAATCCGAATCAGCTACGTGCTAGTTTCGGAGCTGCTTCAAATGCAACAGAATATGATATTTACTTGTACAACGAAAATGGATACTATGCGTCTTACATTAGCTATTCCACAAGCTACACTTTCTCGTGGCTGCCAACAGGGTATAACTGGTACTATCAAGTGTACGGTTACAACTCGTCTGGATCCAGTAGTTCACCTGCTACATCGAACACTGTTAAGACGGTTGCACCAGATACGACCGCACCTACGATTACTTATCAAAGTGCAACAGGTATAGGTTTAATTAGTTTAGGTTGGATAGCTTACGATAATGATGGAGGAAGTGGTCTGAGGACAAGTAACCCTTTTAAACTATTTATCGGTACTGCAAATGGAAGTGAAAGTACATTAGTACACACTGGATATACTGATAGCTATTCAGCAACATGGACTTTAGACGGCAACGGAAATGAGTTTATTGTTGGTTCGTGGTATTACGTAAGAGTAGAAGCTTTCGATAATAAAGATAACTATGGTACATTAACCTATCGTATACAATACAAGCGACAACGTCCAGCTGATTGGTCATGGGGAGTTACGATGACTACAGGACAAATCCTAAATATGACAGCGTCAAATTGGAATAATTTCACTACAAGGATTAATCAATTTAGATTTTATAAGGGATTAGCTGACTACAATTTCACAACTGTTTATTCAGGAGGATTCATGATGGCTCATCAGGTAAACCAAGCTACTAATGCAATTGATGAGATGATTCCTACTTCCCCTCCTCCATCGTTAACATCATCTGGAGTGGCTATAACTCCTATCAGGTTTACTTTATTGAGAGACAGTTTAAATTCAATTATATAAAAAGGAGATTGATAGATATGGATTATCAAATTCAATTAAACAACGGACAAGCTATAAACATGAAAAGTGTAACTGATTTCGATGCAACAGCATTTACGCAAATGTTAAATAATCGTGAAATTACCTTTGTTAATATCGCAGGAGCAATTTTAAATAAAAATTTAATTGCATCGATTACACCGACAACAACTCAAGCTTAAGCCTTCCACAATAAAGTGGAGGGTTTTTATTATGAAAAGGAGGAAAATGTAATGGATGAACAAATCTTAAATATGTTTATGAAAGAGGGCGGATATGCTCTCCTTTTTGTATGGATGCTTTTCTCGACAATGAAAAATAACAAAGAAAGAGAAAAAGAGTATCAAGAGGTTATCAAACAGAATCAAGAAGTCATCTCAGAACAAGCCAAGGCATTTTCCTCTTTATCGAAAGATGTATCTGAAATTAAACAGATCATTGTGGAAGATAAGAAAGGTGGGATTTAAGTGATTAAAGTCGGATTTGATGCAGGACATGGCATTAATACTCCAGGAAAATGCACACCGGATGGAGAACATGAATGGTCCTTTAATAATAAAGTAGCTCGTGCATTCGCAAATGAATTGGCATTATACGAAGGTGTAGCTTCAAAACGTTACGATGATCCAACGGGTAAACGGGACGTACCATTAAAGGAACGTACAGATGGGGCAAATGCCTGGGGTGCAGATTACTATATTAGTTTCCATCACAACGGATTAGCAGGGCAATGGGGCAATCATACAGGTATTGAAACATTCCATTATGCGGGTTCATCAAAAGGCCAAGCACTTGCAAAAGCTATCCATCCCTCTTTAGTTGCTGCTTACGGCTTAGAAGATAGAGGGCTAAAAACGAATAATTTGCATATTACTCGCGAGACAAAGATGCCCGCTATTCTTGTAGAAGGTGGGTTCATGGATAGTAGAATTGATATCGTGAAACTGCGAAATGATGAAATTTTAGAAAACGCGGGTAAAAGTGTGGCCAGAGCTTTTGCAAATTTCGTTTGCTTAAAGAGATCCGGCGAAGTAAAAGGAGTATCTACTACTAAGGGGGAATTAACTTTGGGGCAATACGAAGAATTGAAAAATATAATTAATACGCAAGCTGAACGGATTGAAGTTCTAGAAGCACAAGTAAAAGCACAACAATTAAATGATACAGGGCGCTATTCATGTAAAGAACTAATTAAGAAAGCTGTCGCTGATGGGACATTTAAATCAACACATCTTACAAAATTAGATAAATACTCAGACGGCGATCTAGAAAGTTATGCATTGACTTATGCAAATAATAAATTGAAGTAACGGTTCAAATATTTATTTTGGAATAAACCATTGCATTCTCGTCTATAATTGGTAAAAATATAATAGATAGATGCATTTTTTAACCGCCTTTTCACTTGTGGAGGGCGGTCTTTTAGTGTTCCATTACTCCAAATATAAAAGGTGTTGGAATATTAGTATAATTATATATTTTATGGTATGATTTTTTTCGATTCAATCTAAAGGGGCCTAACATATGCTAAAAATACTTGCGAACAGCGAAATAAAGTATCTAATGGATGTGCATATTTTATTAAACCAGTTTAAAAATCGATTAAATAAATTTAAGGACAATGAGTCATTAATAGATTTATCAAATTTAACATTCGTTTCTCCCATTGGAGCTATCGCACTTTTACAACTATTCGAAGAAATTAATAATTTTGATAAATGCAAAATAATACTTCCTAAAAATAGTGAAAATTTAGTTACTTATATTGAGCGTATGAATTTTTTTCACCATTGTCCAAAAGATATTGTTCATGAGTTCGAAAAAATATACGATATTACTAAGTTTTCTAAGAGAAGTAGAAATGATCAACGAAAAGTATTATTAGAAATTACCAAAATTGTCGATTATGATGATATTGATATTCTATATGATAGCGTAGTGTATATTTTAAAAAGTCACGGTATGAAAAGCGCACAGATTGCTAAGATAGCTAATATATTTACAGAATTAGGGACTAATATATTAGATCATAGTGGCAGCGCAGGTTACGCAGCAATTCAGTACTATCCTAGTTTTGATAAGATTATGATTGGTATTGCCGATAATGGGAGTGGGATAGTTAAAGGCATTCGTGAAGTCGATGATGAATTAGACTCCGATTTAGAAGCAATTGAAAACGCATTTTCAGGAGGCTATACTTCTTCAACAGACATAGATAGAGGCTGGGGATTAACAGACGCTAGGGATTACTCGTATGAAGACACTAAGCGGACTTCGTTTGAATTACGGACCCATAAAAGTCTGTATAGTGTAGGTAAAAATGAAATAGAATTAATCAGCGAAGATAGCTATTATCCTGGCACCTATTATTTGATTGAAATTGAATTTTAAAAAGAGTATTGACATTTAAAATAGTAATATATAAAATTAAATTAAAGGTTTCAAAAAAGAAATTGAAACCGACAATGTACAATATTCGGAAGGAGTGGGAGAAAATGATTTTTGTCAAGTTTGACCAATCTTCTTTAGATAATCAAAATTTGATTGTACGAAAAAAATTAATCCCTATTAGAGAAAGTATTATTTCTCAAATTGACTCATTCCCAAAAGGTACAGTTTTTTGTTATGATTTTTCTAAAATTGAGGGAATTAATGGTTCAGGTGTAGATGAAATAATCTCTAAAGTAATGAAGCACTTAATTGGAACCGAGGACAAATTCTTATTCTTAGAACATTTAAGAGAAGATTACTATGAACACAGATATAACATTGATAGCTTCTTAAAAAACCGTTCTAAAATTGGAATAGTTGAAAAGACTGCTGAAGGACATAATTTCTTAGGTGATATTTCAGATACTCAAAAGGAAATATTAAATTATGTTTATCTAAATAAACAAACTACTGCTAGAAATATTGCTGATGAATTTGGTAAAAAACTTTCTTTAGTAAGTACTCATCTAAATTCCTTATACAAAAACCGCTGGATTCAACGTTTTGAAGAAAACTTAGAAGATGGTGGTAGGCAGTTCATTTACAAGAGTCTATTTTGAGGAGAAATCCTCTTTTTAAATCGAACGATTTCAATTTATTTTTTGAAAACGAGGTGACTAAAAATTGGGAAATAAA